ATACTTGCTGTTGCTACAGTACCACTTACTACGGCTGTACCTGATATACTAGCTGCTGTTATACCGCCTGATCCGTTCACTGCAGTTATTGTAATAGTTGCATCATTAGCTGTAGTAGCACCACCTAACTGTGTACCTACAACAGTAATAGTTTGACCTGCTGCGTAACCTGAACCTGCAGCACTAATAGCTACTGTATATGTACCAGTAGTTGCAGTCACTGTGCTAATAGTATTACCCATAGCATTACCGTGAACAGTACAATAATATCTTGCTGGCATAGTTCCAGAAGTAGGAACAGCTATAGTAACTGTTGCACCAGAAGTTCCTGCAGTGCCAGTTGTAGTAACTCCAGTAGTGTATGCACTACCACCAGAATCTTTAAATGCTAATGGATGTCCTGCTACTGAAGAATCACTAACATCAAATGTATAAGTAGTACCTTGAACTAAAGATAATGTTGGAGTTGCTACACCATCAAGTGCAAAAACATTAACACCACCAACGTTTACAACAGTTACAGCATAGCTAGTGGTTTGACTTATACCTTCTCCTCTAGTAACATTGAATGTGCCACTACTACCAGAACCACCATAACCAGATTGAGTTGGATTAGTATAAGTTTTAGAGACACTGGTTACACTATTTACTGTAACAGTTGCGTCATTTGCAGTTGTAGCACCCCCTAGTGCTGTACCAGCTACAGTAAAAGTTTCTCCAACTTTGTAGCCACCTGAACCTGCATTAACAGTAGCCATGCTATAAGTAGAACCAGTTTTAGTAACACTAAAAGTAAAACCAGAACCTTCAGTTCCACTGTAAGTATTTGCAGGTGTAGTGTAAGTAGTAGGTCCAATAGAACTTACTGTAACCGTGGCATTGTTAGCTGCAGTAGCGCCACCTAAGTTTTCACCAAGCACTGTTACTGTCTCACCAACTACATAGCCTGTGCCTCCTGCATTGACTGCTGCTGAATACGTACCACTTGTATTCGTTATGTCAAAAGTAGCGCTTGTACCATTAGCTGAAGCAGTACCAGTTACTGCTGTGAAAGGCCTTGCTCTGTCTAAGGTTACTGTAGTGCTTGTTGTAGTAGCTCCATTTACTACGGCAACGGCTGTGTTATTGTCAAGTACTACTCCAGTGCTTGAAGATACTGCACCATTTACTGTAGATGTAGCTGTTTGATATTCTGTTACAGTAGCTGTATCCATCTTTCTAGCTACTACGGCTCTGCTTGATGAAATAGCTTTTACACCTAGTACAGGTCCACCTCCAGGTATCTCTGTGTCGTTAAACTTAGCGTAACCTTTTAGTTTAGTATAGCCGCCCTCTTTGTTTACCTCAAAGTTTTGTAAAATAGTAGCGGAACCTATAGCATTCACACCTTGCTGTAAAGGTGTAAGGTTAGATATTAAGCCACCTCTAAACTCAATAGGAAATGTAGACCATTGTACTGGCATTAAAAATGTACTCTTCTATCTCTTATGTAAGGTGTTCTGTTTATGTATATAGAACGTAGATTTTTTATTTGTTGTTCAAACTTATTGAGAGCCAAACCTGCTGCTTGTGTATCGCCTCTAAACTGATATGCGTAATACATAGCGCCATCTATTATAGCAAACCTATACTGCTCTGGTAATGGTGGTACATCTAGTGCGCCTTCTAAATCATAACCTAATGAGTAATATTCATACACTATAGTATATGCTTGATCTGGAACAGGATGACATATTAGCTCCCTGCTTGGTGTTCTTGTTATATGTGTTGGCACACCACGTATGTTTGCTGCTGTATTAAACTCGTCATCTGCATACTTTTCTATCCACTCTTCATATACTAAATGTTTTAACTTTTTAGTAGAAACGTTAAGTGTATCATCTCTTTTAATACGAAAAGCATCCATGTCTATAGTTTTAGCATCGGTAGGATAGTAATACTTCATTGATCCTGCAGATAACTCTAGTTCAGTTTGTATGTGATTCCAAGGCCATTCAAACTCTTCTTGATTGATATGTCTTATAGCGGAGTTAACTGCGTCTTTAGCAATACTATAATAACCTACAGCAGTAGCAAAGTTTGATTCTGATAATGATACTTCATTTAATCTGTGGTTAACGTCATTAACTAATCCAAGAAAATCGTAGGCCATGTTTATCTATCCCTAACAGGTAATGTTACTGATCGCTCATAAGTTAAGCCTTGACTTGTAGTAATTCTACACGTAGTTTTATACCTTAAATTATTTGTACCACCAGCAAAACGTACAGTAGCTACATTTCCAGAAATAGTAGGTGCTACAAATTGTAGACCATTCACTGTAGCGTTATTAGAAAGTGGTCCAGTTTTAGTGCCACTTGCATCCTCAATAAACCACTGTGCTGATACTAAACTGTCAGATCCTAGAAACCTAGACCAGTCTACACTAAAGTCTGCTGTTTCATCTGGATCTTTTTCAGGCCATCTATAAGACATATCTTATCCTTAATTAGTTATATATACTACTCTGTCTATATTTACAGGTTCTATAAATACTCTTCTATCTTCTGGTTTTATAAAGACAAAACGTGCTGCATCTGACACTGCACTAGACTTGGGTAGTACTACTGTTCTATTTTCAAAAGGTACGTATACCGTGTATGTACCACGTACAGTAGGAGCAAGTATATAAACTGTTCTGCCTCTACTGTAACTATTAGATATACTGTTAAAATCAAAACTTTCGCCTACTGGCGTGTCTAAATTTTGTAGTATATTAGCAAGTATACTAGATGTAGTTACAAAAGCAAGACCTGTTATACTTGGTATAGTTGTACTTAGTGTAGCAGCTAAAGAAGTAGGACTTGTTGTAGCTTGTGCATCTACTTCTAGTGATGGTAGATATGCACCTGTTGTTATAGTGTTGCCCATGCTATTACCATGAACGGTACAGTAGTATCTCAGCCCTGTTCCTGGTGCATCTGTAGGTACAGCAAATGTTACGCTTGCACCTGATGACCCAGCAGTTCCTGTAGTTGTCACACCATCTGTATAACTTTGTGTACCACTCTTAAAAGCAAAAGGATGTCCACTATTACTTGAATCACTTAAGTCAAATGTGTATGTTGTTCCTCTTAATAAAGTTAGCGCTGGTGTTTCTACTCCATTAAGGTAGTATTTATTACCTGAGCCAGTATTAACTACTGTTACAGTATAGTTTGTAACAAGTTCACCTTCAGCCGTAATATCTAATACAGATTGTGTGGCTAGAGTAGTAGAAGCTAAACCTGTAACTGTAGGTACATTAGCTGTAAAGGTAGCTGTAACTGCAGTAGGTGTTTGATTAGCTTTACCTGATGTAGTTACATTATCTAAGCCTGTAGAGGCTGACACATTAGAACTAGTTATATTTGCTTTTGCGTCAAAGTCAATACTTGGTGTGGAAAAAACTGCATCTACACCAGTTATAAAAGGTAAATCTGCAGTGCCACTAGCTGTAACAGCAGCATTTATTATGGAGGCATTTACAGACGCAAGAGTAGAAGTTGTGTC